GCAACAGAGAACAGAAGCCTGACAGCGGGAAAATTGTTGGGCCAGCTTGAAGACGCAGTTGGTTCAGACAGGACTCTGGACGGCGACGCGATGACTTTGGTGTTCCTTGAAAATGAAGTTTTCACCGCATCAGAACAAGAACCTTCAATAGGAGTCTTCCTGCAAATCCTGATTCGTTATGATTAGGGGCATGAAATACCGCGTGAAAGAAGGCCATGTTTTCTACCATGAAACACTTGGAGCGATTCACCCTGGCGAAGAATTCGAAGCGTCGCCTGATTCGAGTTCCGTGAGGAAGCGGGCATGGCAGCTCGAACAAGTTGCACCCAAACCCAAACCCAAGAAGAAAGCCGCAAAGCGCAAGCCCAAGAAATGAAATACAAAGTCAAACAAGGACGCAAGGTTCAGCTGAAAGACCGAGTTGTCTTGGCGGGGGAAATAATCAGTCCCCGAAAAGGAACTTCAGATTTGGCGAACATTGGAAGACAGCGAGATTGTGTCAAACAGGTGGACAGCGAACCAAAATCAAAACCCGCTAAACTAAAAGCCCCAACACAGAAGGAGAACTAATCATGGCCCTAAGATTCAGAGAAGCCGCCGTTGCCGTAAAGGCTGAAACGACAAAAGGAACAGCAATCAGCCTTGCAGGAACTGATGCGGTTTATTTAGCTTATGATGTGGCGATTGCCGCAGACAGAGAAATTTCAAGCCGTAGCCCTATACGGGGAACCCTTTCGAATGTCATCACGGCGGGCAAAACAACAGGATCTGTTTCTTTCAGGGCCGAAGTTGTTCCAAGCGGAACCGCAGGAACCGCGCCCGATATGTCAGCAGCCCTACTAGCTTGCGGTCTTGCTTTGACCACTTCCGCAGGTGTAAGCGACACCTATGCGCCCGAAACAACAACGAGTTCGTTCACAGTCGGCGTTTTCCATGATGGGGTAAAGTATATCCTGAAAGGGGCTTTGGCTTCGTGCAGTCTTTCTGCAACGGTTGGGGAGCCGATGATGGCAACCTTTACTTTTACGGGCCTCTTCGATGATGTAACAGACGAGTCGAACCCGACGATTTCTTATGGCACAGTCTCAACCCCCGTCATGGTTGGTGTTACTTGCACGGTTGGGGGAACCTCTTGTTCCCTGGCGAACTGGAGCATGGAAATCGGACACGAGATTGCAATCCCAACATCTGCAACGGGTGCGATGGGCTTGACCGATTACGCGATTCCGATGGGCCGAACCATTTCTGGTTCGCTTGACCCGCTTCTTGAACTGGTTGCAACTCGCGACGATTTCGGCGTTTTGGCCGCAGGAACGGAACAGGATATCATTCTGACGGTTGGAGACACGGCGGGTTCGAAGTTCACTATCACAGTGAACGACGCACTTCTTTCCAAGGTTTCAGTTTCAGACCGCGAAGGCGCGGCTGTTGCAAACCTAGAATGGCAAAGCGGTTCTGCTGCGGGTGACGATGAGTTCGAGCTGAAATTCTTTTAAGAGGACAATAGGTTGGTTTGTTTTGTGCGCGGCGGTCAGGGGGTATTTCCCTGGCCGCTTCGCTTTTGATATAAGGGCGGCATGGTAATACCTCTTGACCCGAAGCAACAACTCATTTTCATTTGTGAAGCTGACCGCGAACTTCCCGAAGAAGAACAAACCCGTTTCACTATTCGCGCCCTTTCAGCAAGGGAACAAGCGCAGGTTCAAAACGAATCTGTTGCAGTTTCAGCGGGCGGCGGGGAAACATCAACCACAGTCAAAACAGGCGCGTGGGCCATCGCGGTTCTGAATCTTGGCCTTCTTGGTTGGGAAAACTTCCCGCCAGGCGAGGCGGCAGATCTGGAGTTTAAAGCCCAAGGCGGCAGCACATCGCGCAAAGTTTCCGACGCAACCCTTTCAAGGATTCCTTCCACAGTCCGAAACGAACTAGCGGCTGCGATTTGGGACGGGAATTTGGACGGGGACGGCGAGGGAAACTGAGGGCCGCAATCGTTGCCCTAGTCGGCCCGATTGCGATGAACTGCCAGATTTGCCAACAGAAAGATGAAAGCGGCGATTTAACACTGCAAGCGGTGGGGAGCCGCAAGCGGTGGGGCTGTGATGCTGCAACCGAACTCGATTTGTTCCGCGTCCCTGACGGTGCTGGCGGGTGGGTTGGCGTTCGCCGATGCCCGTGGGCGCAAGCAGTTCCGCAATGGTCGCCCGTGATTCAATATCTAAGCTTCGCAGCGGAACACGGTGTTTTTCCCGTGGCGGGCGGAATGCTTGACCAGACGGCAAGTTTTCTTCGAGCTTTGGTAATCTATAAAGCAGAACTTGCACGGCTGCGGGAACGCGACCAGGAACAGACAGAATCTAACCACGCTCAATAAATATGGCAGCAACAAAGAAAACGCTGGTCATCGAAGCCCAAATGAAAGACTTGGCTTCGAAGGCTGTCAGGAGCTTGGGCGGGAATATGTCCAAGATGGCCCAAACGGGAAGTAAGGCGTTCAAGTCCGTCACCAAAGGGGTCATGGGGTTCGTTGTTACTGCAAACCAAGCGTCCCAACTTTTAGGAACAATGGCGCGTGGAATGAAGGCGTTGGGTTCTGCAATGATCAAGCCCGCACAGCTTGCGGGAATTCAAGAACAATCGATTGCCAGGCTAAACGCCGCGCTTCGGGTCGGTGGACAATTAACGGAAGAATCTTCGCGGGCTTTGCAGGAAAACGCAGCCGCCTTGCAGCGCGTGACGCGCTTTGGTGACGAAGCGATTATGCCGCTCCAAGCGTTGTTGCTTCAAATGGGAGGACTTTCAGCCGAACAAATTCCAAGGGCAACAGCGGCAACGCTCGATTTCGCCGAAGCGATGGGAATGGACATTGTTGGCGCAGCGTCGTTGGTTGCCAAATCGATCGGTTCTTCGACCAACGCCCTGACCCGCTACGGCATCGAAATTGATAACAGTCTGCAAGGGACAGCGAGATTTGAAGAAATCATCGGCATCCTGGAAAACAAGGTTGGAGGAACGGCGGCGGCGATTTCGGACACATTCCTTGGCAGTCTTGAGAACCTTTCTAATTCGTTCGGCGACCTGCTTGAAAAGGTTGGGGACTTCATTATTAAAAACAAAACGGTGCAGACTGCAATCAGCGCGGTTCAGGCGAAGATTGAATCATTTGCGGGTTCGCTTGAAGGCAACGCAGAAGCTCACGAAACATTCTCGGAAATATTGAACCAGGCCGCGACCGTAATAATTCCTGCCCTTTTGGACGGCTTTGCGGCAATGGTTGAAACCCTTGGATCGCTGGCCTCATCGTTCTTCAACATCTCGGCAATGATGAAGATTTCGTGGGCATACCTCAAGCTATTCCTGAACGACTTGCCTGGCCCCCTTCGCGTCGAATTGGATGTTTGGGAGGTGATGGACGCTATCAACGATATCAGGGACGGGACGCTTTCCCTCGAAACGGGTTTCATGGATATGAGCGTTGCCGCTGCGAACTCAATCCGCATTGTTTCGGATGAACTTCGCGGCCTTGGCGAGTCAGCCGCAGGAGGGGCGAAGAAAGTCGAACAGGGAATTGTATTCGACTGGACTGTTACGGGGGGAGACAAAGCCGTAAAGGAAATGTTGGAAGAAAGGGCCGACCAACTGGTAGGAGCTTACAGAGGGGACAGAATAGAAAGGACATATAAAGCACTCGCGACAATCAAGTTCGATGCCGCGCCAGAAGGAAACTGGAGTGCGGTCGTGGACGAAGAATTGCAAGGAGTCGAACATCTATTGCAAGAATTGAAAGTAGACCTGCCTGGCGATGTGTTTGAGAAATTCACAGGCCAGCTTGATCTCCTGAAGGCATCCTGGGAGGGAACCACCGAAATGGGAGGGCCAGACATCGCGCCCTGGGTCGCACTTCTCAACGCCCTCAATTTAGGGGATGAAGCGTGGGCGGCATACACCAAAGAATCAAAGGGCGCAATCGCCGCCACCAACGCAGGTCTGAAGGAAATAGGAGCCTCGGCGGAAGACCTCGACCTTATTCAGGATGTGGACTGGTCAAATTGGGAGAGCCTACCCGACCACATCACAGGGGCGCGAATAGAACTGGAGGCGTTCGCGGCACAACAGAAAGCGGCGATGGAGGCGTTCGAAGCGCAACAGAAAGCGGCGATTGAAGCGATGGAAGCATTCGAAGCGCGGGTGACAGCTTCCGCCGAGCGAATAGGGGACGCATTGATAAACGCATTTGCGGGAGTGTTTGCAGAACAGCCCGAAGTTTGGCACGAACAGTTCGTGAACTTCGGCGACTCAGTGAAAGATATTCTTTCTAGGGCATTCCTTGAACCCATCTTCGGCGCAGAATCTGCGTTCCAGGGTTTGTTCGAAACGATTGCCGAGCCGTTCGCTGCGCTTGGTGATTTCATAAACGACAATGTCTTTGAGCCATTGTTCGACGGAATGAAGGAAATGGGTTTAGGGATTTGGAACACTCTGAAGGAATATGTCTTCGCCCCAATGATTCAATCTCTTTCATCATTCTTCACGCAGAAGGATGTTTGGCGAACGGCTGACCAAGCGGCAGAAATATCAACGAACGCCGCCACCCAAACGGCAGTTGTTAGCACGAATACAGCGGCGGGAGCAGCTTCAACAGCAGCTTGGGCTCCAGCCGCCGTAGCTTCTTCCATTGCGACGGTTGGCACGGCTATAGCTTTTGGACTTTTGGCGACGGCCCTAATTCGCAAAGCGTTCGCGTCTGGCGGTCAGGTCGATGGCCCTGGCGGTGTGGACAATGTTCCCGCCATGCTCACGGCGGGGGAATATGTAATCAAGAAGTCAAGCGTGAACAAGCTCGGCATTCCATTCTTGGAACGATTGAATCAGACAGGCGAAGCGGGGTTTTTCAACCAGGGCGGCGCGGTCACTGTCGTTCAAAGATATGCCAGCGGCGGCGAAGTTCAGCGAGGCGGAATGTTCGGGTTGGGCGCACAGAGCCAAGATCCCGTGCAGGTGAATATCAATATAGACGCACACGATGCAACGGGGTTTGACCGCTTGCTTGCTGAAAGGCGCGGGGACATTGTTGGAATGATTCAAGAAGGTCTTTCAACGCGGCCCAACTTCAGGAAGCAAGTTCAAGGGGTGGCGCGGCGTGGTTAGTTTTCCCTTGGAAGGTCGGGGTCTTGGCGCGGGCTTCCTAAGTTCCGCGTCGGCTTATGTTCATGGGGCGATTGACGGTTGGACGGTGAACGACGGCGCGTTGGGTTGGGTTGGAGCCGATTCTGACCCCTCGTTTTCTGGTTTTGATTTGGATGATGCGGGCGGGACTTCTGGCCCTTGGGCAAGAATGGCTTGCCTTGCATTTCGTGACGGCCCCGCGATTGACCAGAAAGCCACCGCACAGGCACAATTTCCCGTCACAGATGACGCAGCGCACGAATTCGGGGTTGGCGTTCGCTTATCCCCAATGGGCGGAACTGATTGGAAAGCAAGCGGCGAAGCGGGGACTTCGGGAATCGGGTATTTCACGGGCGTAGAATCGGGGTATGTTCTAAGCCTCGATTCAGGCGGCAACCTTTCCTTGGTCGGTCACGACTCGGCAGGTGCAAGCTATACGATAGCTTCTGCGGCGACCTCAGTCTCCCCCGCCACAACATATACCTTGGCCCTTGAAGTCTCAGGAGAAGGCGCGGCTGTCAGTCTGACGGCATCTCTGGACGCGGCAACCCTGTTCGGTGGGGTTCAGTCAGACACAACAAGCGACCGTTCGCTTTCTTCGGGACTCGCGGGATTGTTTGCCAACAATGCAGACCGTTCAGGCGATTCGGGTGACCAGCCAAGAATCAAGAATTTCAAAATAGAACACGACCCGAACGGCGACGGATTGGAAACGCTGTTGGATGATGACTTTGCACGGGCCGATTCTTCACTGATTCCCGCACACACCCCGCCAGCGGGAGCCGTCACCGATGCGGCTGACCCTGTTGCTTCGCACTTTTGGGAATGGGGCGACCACAAACACTTGGCGATTTCGGGAACCGATGTTGGCCCATTCGTTTCAACCAAGGGAATCCAGTTTGGCGATGCTTCCGTTTCGAGCGGAACGAATTACAAATGGGCAGACCTTTACCAGATTGCGCCAAGCTCGACAGATCACCGAGCAGAAGCCAGTTTTATTCTAGACTTTGGAACGGCGACTTCTGCGGGGCCGCAGGAATTCGGCGTGATTGTTCGCGGTTCGAAATCTGCGGCAGACGGCGCAACGCCTTCGCTGGCGAACTTTACGGGGTATTTGTTTCGGCTCGTTTTGGGCGGCACATCGTCGGGGATGTATTTGGAAAGATACGACGCAGGGACGGCAACAGTTCTTGCTTCATCGACACCGCTCCAAGCGGGGTTCATTTCTGGAAAAGACCAAACCCCGATTCATCTTGCAGTTTCTGGAACAGGCGGAACCGTTACCCTTGCGGGCAGAATTGCGAACCTTGCTGAAGTCTCGGCAACAGACACAAGCGCAAGCAGAATCACCGCAACGAATCAGGCGGGCATTTATGTTGGCTGGTCGCCGATGGGGGCGGGCGGGTCAGTTGCAAACTCAGCTTTCACCGTTCGCGCAAAAGCGTCCGAAGTTGGACACACGACCTTGACGGGAGGCAACGAACCGAACAATTCCGCGTCGGTCACTCACGCGCCTGATTTTGTTGAAGAAACAACTGTTGTCTACCAAACCAACCAGATTCAAACGGAACGAGGAAACATCAAGTCAAGGGCATTGTTCGGAAGCCCCCGCAGGATTTGGCGGGCGCGTTGGGAAAATATCACCACGGCCCAAGCAACAACCACGATTGCAGAATTGAAAACCATGATGCCAGGAAGGGGAGCAACTGCCGCCCTGGAACTTTCAACAATGGATGGCAGCAAGATGTTCGTTGTTACTGACCAAGAGTTTTCATATTCGAACACATCAGGGGGGCTTGTGAATATTGCCCCTGTTCAACTGGTAGAATCATTGGGGTAAGCCATGAGAACTTTCAGCGACTCAATCAACGAAGACCGCCTACTTGCGGAACAGGGTGCGAATTGGGCCTGGTTGTTCTACTTGACCTTTCCCGCTGGCGACCACTCAAGCGGCAGAACAATCAGGTGGGCAAAGGCAACGGAAACCGTCGATTTTGGAAACGATTACGACCCCTACCCTTTCGAGATTTCAGAACAAAGCGAAGATGACCAAGGGAATATCAGCGAAGTGACAATTTCTTTCCTTGACTTAGGGATTGTTGCTGGCGAACTCTCAGGCATTTCACTTCGTGACGCATCAGCGCGATTGTATTTGGTTCATTGGAACGGGTCAGCTTGGGAAACGCCCGCCGTGATTGATCAGCGGTTTACGGTTCGAAGCTACACTTCTGATTTCAAAGCAACGGCGGTCAGGTTGGGGACAGAAAATTTCCTTGAGCAGCCATGTCCCAAACGAACGATGTCCCGAACAAGGTGTTCATTCCGATACAAGGGCGATGCCTGTGGATATTCGGGGACTCTGACCACTTGCGATTATTCGTTGGACGGGGAGAATGGATGCAAAGCGCACAACAACCAATCAAAGTTCGGCGGGTTCCCGTCATTGCCAACGCTTGAGGTCTGATCGTGGGATTCTTCAAAAGACTTTGGAAATCATTCTGGAAGGCATGGTGGAACCCTTATGGGGGGATGCAATACAGGTTTCTTCAACTCGCGGGTCGCGAACTTCGCGATTGGATGGTTGATATTCCAGACGCGCCTTCATTCGGCGAAGAATCAACCTATGGGCTTCAGGGGATTCGAAACAGGCGCGGGCAAGGGCAAGGCGTTCCAATCATTTATGGAACGCACAGAACGGGCGGCGTTGTTGCGGGTCAGTTTTCGCAGGTGACGAATGTGGACATGGGGCTTGAACTTTGGTCGTTCCTTGTATTGTCCGAAGGGCCAATCAAGTCGGTCGCTGAATACACGGCGAACGATATGGGCGTGACCAGCGTTCCGACCCTGCGCTTGAATGGCAATGAGGCGGACAGTTTCAGGGGACTGACTGCGAATATTTCTGTTGGCGGGCAAGGCGGCAATCCTGGCGTTTGGGGTTATGGTGAAGTATCAACGAACGCTTTGAGTCAGACCTTGCAGGGGTCAATATCTGGACTGGCTGCGGCTTCAAGTGGCGACACGGTGAAGGTTGATGTTCCAGAACGGTTTGTGGTTGGCGACAATCTTTGGTTGAACGCCCGCGACACAAACAAAGAGGTTCGAGAAATCACTGCAATCGATTCCGCTTCAGGCATCATCACTGTCGATTCAGCATGGACGCATTCGCACGCATCATCAGCCCACGCGACAGCGTTCCCCGAAGTGCTTGTTTCAGCAACCGAGGATTGCAACAAAGCAACCTTCAACTTTGAGTTCCCTTCGGGCCTCTATTACATCGACAGCAATGGAAACAAACAGGCGCGACAGATCGGGGTTGAAATCTATGCACGAAGAGCGGGCGACCCGTCTTGGACTCAGTTGGCCGTAGATTCTGACGAACCTTCAGGAAATTACGGGGCAGACTCGCAAGCATACTTCAACCGCTCCCGAACGGGTCGGTTCTATGAATCGAGGGAATTTGACTTGAGTTCGTTTCTAATCGGGGCAGAAACCAAGACCAGCTTCGATTTCAAGATTGTGCAAGGTGAATGGTATCGGCCCTTGAAAGAAACAGATTCGGGGGTTATGGACATCACGATTGTTTCGGTTGTTTGCACCGCTTGGAGCGTTTTCCAATACCCGTATTCTGCTGCCCTGTCACTGCACGCCGTTCCAACGCAACAACTTCAAGGGCGTGCGCCGAAGATTTCGGTTGTTGTTGAAGGGCGAACAGTCCTGAAATACACCAACACGGGAACTTCGTCAGATGCGGGGACAGAATTCAACAACCCCGCCTGGATTTGTTTGGATTTGTTACTGAATGACCGCTACGGCGTTGGGGCATACATAGATTCGGCGAATGACATAGACTGGCAATCCTTCTACGATTGGGCGGAATATTGCAACCAAGGGGCGAACGCGGGAAAGGCGACAACCTACCTTCCCGTCGTTGCGTCGAACGGTGACGAGTTCGTTCAAATCCCTTCTGCCGATGTGTCAAAGTTCAGCGTTGGCGATGAAATTGGGATTGGGTTGGGGCTGACGACCCAAGAAGATAAAACAATTACATCAATCAATTCGGGAACAGATCGATTGTATTTCACGGGCGACGCGCTGGCGAGTGATCACTATGATTCAGAGCAGGTCGCCATCGTTGAAACGCGGCATACCTGTGACATCATTCTTGATTCTGCTTCTGACGCTTGGACTTCGCTGCAAAGGGTCTCCCAATGCGGTCGGGGAACAATCGTGAAGAGCGGGCGCGAATTCAAGGCGGTGTGGGATGCGCCGAAAGAAATCACGCAACTGTTCACAGAAGCGAACATCATAGCGGGAACATTCAAGCGAACAGAACACAACCCCGACGCGCTGCCAAATGTTTTCGAGGCGGCATACCTGAACGCCGAGCGGGACTATGACAGGGAGATTGTTCGAATAGTCTCAGACGATGCAGACCTTGCAAGCGAACCAGAAAAACTCGCGAAGGGTGATTTCAGGGGGGTCACGCGGGCGGGTCACGCATACCGCGAAGCGGGGTTCAGGTTGAAGAAAGCGCGGGCAGCAATCCGCACGATTGAGTTCGAAGCGGGTATTGACTCACTTGCCGCAGAAGTCGGGGACAGGGTTGCCGTTCATCATCGTTCGATGCTTTCTGATCTATGGGGGGCCAATGTGGTTTGCGGGATTGTCACGGATTCAGACACCGCCCTAGCCGCAGGTCAAACCCGAACGCGGGTCAAGCTGGACGAATCGGGCGATTTCGCGCAGAAATCTATTCGTTTGTTGCACATGACTGACGACGGTTCGACAAATCCAGGCGACTTCGAAACCGCTTGGATTGGCGGAACTCAAAACGGTTGGTGGGTTTTAGACTCAAACTATGGTTCAAACTTTACGGGTTCACCTTATGCCGTAGGGGAAACAACGGTTCTCGACAATGAGGGCTATACAATTCGAAGCATAGAAACCAGCGAGGAACTGACGCGCAAGATTGTTTGTTCCCCCTATTCTGAAAAGGATTTCATCGTTTCAGCAGATGTTGGCGAACCGACCTTTCCTGGACTTCGCAAACTTGTGAAGTGGAAAACGGCGGGCGGTTCACCTTCCCCCGTTGAGGATGGCAGCGCGGCCCTAACCCTGTCCGAACGCATCATTCTGAACCCTGATGGAACGCCCCGCTTGGCTGTCGATTTGAGTTGGAACCCGCCCACGCTCGACAGCGATGAAGATTGGAACAGCACAGATTCGCCATTGCCGAACCGCCAACTTGCGTTCCCCCTAAACAATTACGAAATCTATTGGCGCGAAGACGGTGAAGCCGATGCTTCGGTTTGGCGGTTTGCTGGCGTGACGCGAATCCCCGAATTCACCGTTCAAGAAGGAATGACACCAGGCACGGATATCGAATTCTCGGTTCTTGCCGTCACTTCAGACGGCGAACGATACCACCCCAACGACGGGGAAACTGCAACGATCACTTTGAGCGACGGCTTGAACGGCGTGGAACTGAGCGTTCCCGATGTCCCTGGTTTGGCAATCCGCGCCCTGCCTTACGGGTTCCCTGAGGCTGAAATTCGTTGGACTTCCACCAACGCGGAAAGCGTGACTGGCGACCTTCCAGGGCAGTTCGAGATTCGCCAGGGCAAAAGCTGGTTGGCGGGTCAGGAGATTGGACGGGTTCAAGGAACCAATATCAGCTTGCCCGCTGTAATGCCAAACGGAACGAACAAGATCTTGTGCCGCTCGAAAACCCGCGCAGGAGTATATTCTGCAACTGCCGCAGAAGTCAGCCAGCCCACAAACCTTCCCAAGGAATACACGGTTCAGGCAGACAGGGAAGCGGGCCAGGATGATTCGTGGGGCGGCACGAAAACAAACTTGGCGATTCACGCCGACGGGTATTTGTATTTCAGCGGTTCCGACGCTGCGGGAACATATGTGACCGATGGCGTGGACGGCGGAAATCTGACGGGCCAGGAACGGCGCGTTTTGTATGTTGAAGCGCAGATTGATATTCTTTCAACTGTCGATTTCAACTCAACGGCGAAACTTGGCGATTCTGCTGCAAACCGCACAACATTCGAAGGCGAGGTGGACGGCGAACCGATTGCGTTGAAACTTTACACTTCGGATTCGTCCGACGATGCCACATGGTCAGACTGGACAGAAGTGCGCGGCCCGATTGAATCAGAAGAAAGATATTCACGCGCAAAGATTGAACTGACCCGTTCGGATACTTCACAGGAAATCAGGATTCAAACATTCCGCATTTTGGCGGTAGGATAGAAACCCATGACTCAAACCTTTCTACAACCCGCCGCTGGCGATTCGATCTCAACGGGCCGCACGAAATGGAACGATTGTCTTGACTCGCTCCAATCAGCGTTCAGCGGAACAAGCGCACCGACGGGCGCAGTTCCTGGACAGCTTTGGCTTGACACGACCAACGACATTCTGAAAATATACCGCGAAGATTCTAGCGGCTGGATTCCGCTGGCGAACTCGAACGAAGGAATCATCCAAACCATGACGGGTTCCTACCAGTTCACAGACACCGCAGCGAGTGGAACCTATTCAGGCGAACACCTTATCCCGCTAATGGTCGCACCGCATGATCTGACGATTAAAACCGCCAACCTGATTTCGTCAAAAACCACAAGCGGAAGCGGGGGTTCAAAGAAGTGGTTCTTCAGTATTCACAACGCAACGGATGCCGCTGACATATCTAGTGCAGACCTGGACACTGACACGGCTGAACTCACGGCACTCGCAGCAACAGCATTTTCCCTGGATTCAGG